GATGTCATCATCGTCCGGCTCTACTTCGCGCAGTGGCTCTGTCATCGTAATCGCCCGTTCTACGTGAAGTAAGCGGCCATGGACTTGCCGTAATTGACTGTTCGCTGCAGCACGGCGTTCTGTACTGCGCCGATCGTTCCGGGGTAGCAGGTGATCGTCATGTCTGTCATGACGATGTCGCCCTGCTGAGCCTGGTCGTTACCGCGAGCGGTAACCTTCGCGAACGGAGCGTACAGCCGCTGCTGCTTGAGGCCGTCGATACTGTCGAAGATGAAGGCATACCGGTTATCGGCCGGTGGATCCGGAATGACGTACGTGACCGTGTTTGCCGGTAGCGCTGGCGGCGACGGGGTAGCTGCCGGCTTGAGCGGTGACGTAGCCACAGGGAAGACTGGCACGTCATCGTAGAGCGCGCGGACGTACGGGTTGACAGCCTCCAGCGAGACAAACTGGATGGTCTTGGAACCGCCCGTGAGGATGGAGCGAACCGGCGTCAGGACGCCTGCGGCCGGGATGTCCTTGATCGTCTCGTCCAGCTTGAAGATATAGCCGGAGGTATCGGCCCATCCCAGGCACTTGTAGATCCCAGAGCCGAGTGTCGATGGGTCTTCAATCCCTAGCGGCGGTTCGGCGTTGTTGGGCTGGCCGACCCACACAACGACGTCTCCGGCCGAGTAGAGGTTGGTGTTGTCCTTGTAGGTGCCGCTGGCCGGCGGAGTAAGACCGGTAAGCTGCTCGATAACGTCGTACGTGACGGCTCCTGGGTCGTCACCGGCGCGAGTGTGATCTGCCATTGTCATTCCTCTCAGGAATGTACGAGAATCTCATACGATGCTGAATAGCGGACTAGTGCTGGATTTGCCTCCGGTAGCTGTCGTGGGCCGATTACCGTTGTGGCGTGCTGAATTACTCCACTCCCATTCGCTAGAGCTATACCCATAAGCGAGAGAATCTGAGCCTGAATCGTCCGGGCTGCCTCGCTGGCGGCATTAACATCGGCACTGAAGCCGAATACATCAACATCAACAATAGGACGGTCAACAGCAATATTCCGGTTAGCGCCGGACGTCCGGTGTACCCGCGTGGTAATGAGCGGAAGGTCTCCGGCTGGCATAATGGTAACAAACCGGATATCGGGATTCAGCGGCACGAGGACGTACATCAGCATCAGCTCGATATCCGGGTATACCGGCACAAGAATTGGGATAGTCATCTGATCCTCACAAACGCAGCTCGCGCTAGGATATGCTCCGGCTCGTTACCCCATTGGCCCCATTCGACAAACGGAGCTTCCGGCGAGTCGTTATAGACCACAGCCTCAGCGCGGTCATAAGTCGCGCCTCCGTGATCGTGAACCCGCACATGCCAGCTCGCCCGGTAACGGCCCGGATGCGGCCCGTGAGTATCGATAGGCGAAGTCGCCTCCGCTCGTGCCCGGATTTCCTCCGCGATGACTAGCATTCCGTCCTGCATCATCTGCGAGTTAAGCATCTCGCCTACGCCGTTATGGTCCGGCCGGAATTCCGCTGTCATACTGACGCACCCGAGACCTTCCGCACCCTCATCTGGATAGGCGAGGTATGACCGGAGAACGGCGACACCCAGGAGCTAACATCACCCTGGACCTCGTACCGGTCGCCATTGATCTCGACAGCGTCAACGGCCTCGACATCGGTCCCATACGGCATGAATACAGTAAGGTCCGTCGCGACCTCGTCAGTCCACTGAATTGTTTCCGTAGAGCTAGCGGGCTGGACCACACACGGCGATATGTCGGTGGACGTCTCGCTATAGGTATCGTTGCCGTATGCATCAGTCCCGCTTACGACGCGGCTAATCAGCGTCACTGTCTGGCCGTACGGAAATGTCATCTGCCTGCCTCCCCTCCGGAAGCTCAACCGTGCACTGGCACGGATAGCGGATACCGCCGACCGTAACGGCCCCGGTAATTGTTACGGTCACGGAACGGTCGTGGTGAACGTTGCTGGGTCGGAGGTCGAAACGAACCCAGGAAGATCCGGGCACGCCGGTACGTCGTACACGACAGAGTCGGCCGGAGTCCCAGGCAGCGTCACCGCTGTGGAGACGTCGTATGCCGTTCCGCCGACAACGACACGGCCGGTGATCGTCGCGGAGGTCGGGTCGATGGGGTCGTTGCCGTCAACCGAATAGGTGACGGTGATAGTGTCACCGTGATCCGGCGCGGAAGGGCTCGCGTTAACGTCGCAGGAAACTGGCATTACAGCCTCACTTTCAGGGTACCGGTCATAGTCCGGTAGTCGGCTAGTACAGTCTTCATGCCCGCATCGAGAAGCGCCGCAGCGAGCCCAGCGCCGGACGTACGGCGCATCGCATAGCTATAGGCACCTATCGACTCGCTGGCGAGCGTAGCGGACATTGTAGGCGTGCTAAGCTCCGAGATGATAGCCGTACAGAGGACGGCCATGACGTCATCCGGAGTCTGCGGATATCCGTGCGATCCGGTAACCTGGAAACTTCCGCCATACCAGAAGGTCTCCTCATACCATTCCTCCGGAAGGTTAATGATCCCAGAGGCGCGCGGATTCATTACGGTGATCTCGTCAATGTCATCGAAGTGATACCAGGTGACTACGATATCCGGAATGCCTGGAGTACCGCTGAGCGCGAGGACTTCATCAATAGACGCTATCGGCCTCCAGGGAACCTTGATGATGCCGCCGTCACCAGCAATCTTGATAACGTCCGCGTCATACCAGACAAAGTCCTCGCGGCAGTATCGCCGGATTATCGCGGAGCCGTCCGCAATCATCGCATCGACGCGAGCCGACTCGACTGGGTTCAGGGCACGGCCCAGCCTCGCAACGATGTCCTCTTCCGTTGCGAGGCCGGGCAGCGTCGATGGTGTTGTCACGAACGCGAACGCCGCGCTCCGGCGCGCTCGCGGCCTTCCTTGTCGCCGGTGTCCGGCTCGCCTTCCTCTAGCTCCCTGGTGCGCTGCGCGCTTTCCTCTGCGGCCTGGTTCCGTGCTTTGAGTTCCTCGCGCTCCTGCTCGTGCCGCGCGTTCATCGCTTCCTCGTCCTCGACAGGAACGCCGTCTGCGGACAGGAGCGTACCACCGGGGTAGGTCGAAATGACGTTGATCGCGCCGGTCGCAGGCGGCGTGGTGCCGGTACCGAGGACGGTGCCGAACGGCCAGCGAGCCGTAATGGGCTTGCCGGGCTCCATGATCGTGACCGGGTTGACGGTCGCGTAGGCGAGGCGCATCGTCATCCGCATCGCAACGGAGTCCTGCTGCATGAGGTTCAGGATGACCTTGCCGGTGTCGTCGGACACGACGCCTTCCGAGAACATCTTGAAGCTGATGTCCTGGCGTATGCCGATAATCGACTTGGTGAAGTCTCCGGCGAGCATGAGCGCTCCGGCCGTTGGCATCTCCCAGGAGCCGTTGTTGACTTCCGAGAGGTTGTAGCCGTAGAGCGTTCCGCCCGGAGAGGCCTGCATGTTCGGCTGGTAGATCGGGATGCCCTGTTCCGATCGCATTCCGGTCAGCAGCCAGCTGATGCCGGGCATCGCGGCGAAGCCGTTGACCGTGTAGCCGCTCAGCGCCATCTCCTGGCCGAGAGCGGCGACGTCCTGGCCGAGGTCTACGCCGGTGCCCTGGATGACGGAGTGGCCGGACTTGGTAGCTCCGACGAACACCGACTCACCCCACGTCGCGGGCTTGTTGATGCCCCACAGCACAGCGGAGTCGATGAGCGCGCCGACCGCTTCTGTGATACGCGGCTGGACCTGAGCCCACAGCGGCACGTCCGCGTCGTCAAGGTACGCCTCCGGAATCGGCACGATGCACGCCAGTTCCTCAACGATCATGATGACGTTCTTCCACTGCTGCTGCGTGGTCTGCTTCATGCCCGTGTCCCCGCCGACCCAGTAGGCCATCGGGAGGACGTCAAGCACCGGCATGCGCTGGGTCTTGGAAGAGAGGGTTGTCCGGTTCATGAGGCTGAGAGCCGCGCTGGCTTTCGGAGCCTCCTGGATAATGTCCGCAGCGAGCGGCTGCGGCACAAGCGGGTCGGGCGTTCCCGATGAACGGAAAATGCCCTCATTGTAGATAGCAGCCATGCCTGAACGGCCTTTCCGCGCGCCGCGCGGTAAGTCGCTGCGAGCGCGCTTATCGTCCCTGGTTCAGCAGATTCCTAAACCATTCGTCAGTAGTCGTGGGCGTTCCGCCGCTTGACGGTGCTGATCCTGGCCTAAGTGACTCGATTGGGCGTGCGCCCATCTGCTGGCCGTTCCGGCCGCCTGCTAGCCTTTCTGTGACTAGCTGCTCCGCTATTGCTGCCGCCCGGTCGTTGATAACCTTGGCGAATAGCTCGGCCCTGTCATTGATCTCCTGGTCCGTTCCGGCTCCGAGGTGATCGATGAGTTCTACGGGAAGGTTGTGAGCTGCGGCCGCCATGACGCGAGCGTGGGTAGCGACGGCCGTTGCGGCCCGCTCTTCTGCGTCACGCTGCGCGTCCTGGGCCTTCTGTAGCTCCGACTTGTTGGCGTCCTCGATTACCTTGAGCTTGTCAGCAGCCTCAGAATTCGTCTTGGCGCGGCCTTCCCACTTCCGCGCCTCTTTCTTCCATTTATCAAGCTCAGTCGCGAGGGCTTCCGGATCGTTCGCGAGCATACCGGTAAGCAGTCCGGCAGATTCCTGGTCTTCTGGGGTCGTTCCCGTTCCGGGCGAGCCCCCATCCGTTGCCGGTGCCGGTGGCGCTCCTGTTGCAGGCGCGGTCCCCGCAGGATCTGCTGGCGCTGCTGGTGTGCTCATAGTTATCTCTCCTGGCGCGAACGGCCCTAGGCTCGCGCGGGTCTAGACGGGATAATAACCCCTTCACCGGCATAACGGAAGGCGTACCTAATGCTCAGCCTTTTTCGCCTCCGCTGCGGCCTCTTCGACACCAGGCGCATGACCGGGCCATCCACCGGTCGCGCGGTGATGTAGGTTTGCGCAGAGCCCCTTCACGATCTCCGGCCCGACATACTTGCCCAGCTCGACTAGGCAGCGGTCGAAGTCGCCTGGCACACCCCAGTTGATCTTTGCGCGGCCCGGACCATCTGCCCAGTAGCGCATCAGCCGCTCCGTTGAGGCTACGTCGGCCGGAGTAGCTTCCTTCCCAGCAACCATCACAGATCTCCGTTCATCGGTCGGCCCGAACCGGCCCGGCACGCCGTTCAGGTGGCTCGTACGGCCCCGGAGAGGGCTCCGGAGGACGCGAGCGAGCCGGACGCGACCGGAGCCGTTAGAATCGCTCCCTGCGGCTGTTACGCTGGGCCGAAATTGTCGAAGATGGCCGGATCGATCGCTACGATCAGCGAGACGCCCACGCGCTCGACAATCGGCCATCCAGAGTCGGTATCCTCCGCGAGGTACGTAACCTCTGCGCCGTCGTCAGGATCGCCCGGACGATCATAGATGAGCCGGTCTCCGTAGGTCGCCATTATGCGCCTCCAGTCTTGAGCGTGCCATCACTGTTCCAGGTATCCGGGATATCGTCGCCCCAGCCCTTAGAATTCGCTACCTTAATGATATACCTCCGGACTTTGGCGCGTTCCTCCGGCGTATTCGGCTTAGCCCGGCCGACTGCCTGAATAGCGGCTGATAGCGAGTTAGACGGCCCGGAGCGCGACTGTATCGGGAATCGGGGGTCATCGCTATCGTTGGCCGGCGAGGGCGGCATTGCCTGTCCCTGCTTTTGTAGGTTCTTGAGGGTTGCTGTCGATAGATTCGACATTCTTATCACTCCAGTACTGATCCCAGGCAGCAATAGCCGCGCTGCCTCTTTTACCGTTCGTTGCTTTAGCCCATTCGTCGGAGAGCCCGGTATTGACCGACGTCTGGCCCCGGAATACCGGCCGTGCCACGCAATGGCAGCGATCGTGAGCCCGGAAGTCAACTGTGCTTTCTTTGTATACGGCTCCGCGTCCGGCTAGCATAGCGCAGAAAGCGCAGGATTTGGGCTCAATAACCCGCTCCCAGCCCTCCGAGAATGTATCGTTGACGGCCGCATTCGTCACGGTCGCCCGGCCTCCATTCATAACGAGCCGCGCAGAAGCCCCACCAAGGTCATCACGAGCCATTGCGCCGGCTGCCTGCGCGTCATTATCATTATCAAGATGGCTAAAGAACGATCCAGGGCCCATTGCCTGCGTTACCTTATTGAGCTGATCGTCATCGAGAATTGCTCCGGCTATGGTAATAGGCCGGAATCCCTCAAGAGCGCGGGCATTCGCGTAGTATTCCGCCCCATGGGTAGCAGACGCATCGAAATAGCCGGTGATAATGGTCTTGATAAGGTCGCTCGCTACATCCCAGCCTTTCATGAAATGCTCGTAATCGATATAGTTATCCCAGGTATGGAATATTAGGTCAACGGCATGCTGCGCTATCGCCTGCTGAGATACCTGGTAATAGTTAAGCAGTATCTGGCCGTTCTGGCTTACCTGGAATTCGGTATGCGGAACGCCGAATGTAACAGTTCCGGCGTTATCGACAGCAATAGTCGTCCCAGGCAGGTGGAACGTCACGAGCCCGGCCGAATCGATATCGGCATGCCCTCGCATTCCCGGTATGTCGTAAAGCTCCGGCGCGGTAATCCGCTCTTCACCAGTCTTCCCGGTAAGAGCCTGCTGCCCTGCCTGGTAGTATGCCTGACCGACGTATGACTGAACGTCCTCGTGGTATTTCTCCGTCGCTTTCTCGCGGACCTCTGCGGCTCGTTCCTTCGCCCGGTCCTTAATCTGGTCGGCCATCAGCCTCCAGAAGTCCTCAAGCGTCCGGATCTTGGCGACGTCGACAAGACCGCCAAGACTCCGGACCTTAGCGAGGCTCTCAAGGCTAGCCATGCTAGGCTCCGGTAGCCGACTGCGGGAGGGCTGGCGGCGGTGCGGTCTGTGGGATCGCGGTCTGCTCGGTCGGCTGCGCCGTATTCGGCTGCATGTAGTTGGCTGGCTGCATGCCCGGAGCGAGCTTGGGCTGCGACTGTGCCGTAATCGCCTGCTGGACGAGAGCCTGGGCGCGCTCGCGCTGCGCCGCGAGCCGCCACGTCGCAACGTCATCGGCGGTAGCTCCGGGAATCCTCGCCCAAAGCTCTTCTGCCGGCACACCAAGCATCTGCGCGGCCTTGGTGAGCCCGTCGATGGTAGCAGCGAACGCACGAGCCGAGGTATCGCGCCATACGACTGTCCCAAAGAGATCGTTCCAGCCGTCCTTGTCCCCAGCGGCGAGCGCGTCTAGCCGGAACACGTTCCGCCACGGATCGGTTAGACCAGACTGTAGTTCTTCAATCTTCCGGTCCAGGCCATCCCTAGCCGCCGCGAGAGCTTCCGCGCTCATATTGGCTACCTGGCCGAGTAGGTGGTATGGCGGCACCTGGGAGATTGTCGACATGTGCCGTATGCCGTCCTCCCGGACAGCCGAGTACGGAGCTAGCCCGGTCTCCGCGAAGTCACCGAACTTGGTAGTGGCATCCTCCGAGGCCCATACCCGGTCTACGCCAGGCTTGAATGGCGCGTCCTCGCGGCCCTGCTCGTCTACCGGAGCCATTCCGGTAACCCACCGCTGCCGGAATGCGGCGAATTGCGTCGATATCATCAGGTTGAATGTGTCGAAGTTTATCTGGTCCTGTATCGGCATTAGCGGCTCGATTTCACCGCTACAGTCATCCTCCCCATCAAGGTCCGTCTCATAGAGGAAGCGGACAACGGGACAAATCCCCATTCCGTGCGTCGCTACCGGCGACTGTCCGTTGAGGTTCGGATCTCCGGCGTCCGCGAGCCGTAGGTTCATCTGCGACGCAGACGATACATTTGCGTCACCAACAAGGATATACCGCTTGTCCTCGTCATAGACCGCTACCTGGATCTGCGACTTGTTCCTGGGAAGGTTTATCACCTTCACCTCTATTGCGAACTGCGGCCATTCATCATCGACGTCGTCAGCGTAGAATCCAGTCATGCGGCGAGGGCTTACCGGCCGGATAACCGGAACGTCAGACGGCTGTTCCTCGTCGGTAGACATTCGGCCCGGCAGCGACACGACGTAAGCGGAGCCGAACTTGATTACCGATCGGTGAACGCCATGCTGCCTCGATATCATCCGGTTAGCCCGGAACGCCTCCCATTGCGGCTGCGGCACCTGCGGGCCAAGAGCCTGGTTCTCAGTGTAGCCGGTCGGCCGGTAGCCGTCCACATGAAGGTTCTGCGATACAACCGAGATAATCAGCGGCAGGAAATTCCGCCTGGCCTTCCGCGCTATCCAGCGGTATTCCGCATTGACGCCTTTCGGCGTATACGGTGGGTCCTGCTTCCCACGGCAGTAGGCCGCTATCCGGTCTAGCCTGTGCTGTTCCCGGTACCTCGCGAGCATTGCCTGTGTGGTGATGTCTACAAGCTGATCCGGATCGATTATCATTAGCTGAAGCTCCAGACTTTGCCGCCGCTCTTTCCGGCCTTTGTTTTACGTTCCTTATAGGTCTTGCTAGCTAGCACGAGCCGCCGCGCATGCCGCGCTACAATCATGGCTACACAGCCGTCTATCTTGTTGTGACTCTTAGGGCTCTCTTTGCCGATACTAATTCCCCAGCGATTCGGACGGCGACGGGCATTAATGACGTGTCGGCCGAGCGAGCTATCACCGTCGTGGACGAATCCCTGCGGAATGCTATCTATTTCCGAGAGGACCATTTCACACGCCTGCGTGAATTCGCCTACATGGCTGCGCATATCCCACGCAACGGGCTGTGGGTCGCGGCCTCCGGGCACAGCCCAGACGTCTACCTCGTCCTCAAACCATTCACGCCAGGTAATCTTTGTCGACTGTTCCCATTCCTTGACATCCGCGAAGAAAGCGCAGACGTGGAACCGCTCTTTGACATCCTGAATTGCGGCGTGTACCTCGTCTGATGGGATATAGCGCGAGCCGCGCGGCTCCCAGATACCAAGCGTGAATACATAGCCAGTCTCGATATGGCATCCGACCAGCGCGGTCGCGTCCTCGACTCGCGAGCCGTCGAATGCGAGCGCGATATCGTCGCCATCCTTCATCCGGAATTGCGGGTCAGCCATCCTGGACCATTTCTGCTGCGTGGTCCAGGCATCCTCCGGGCTCTCCGGCCAGTTCAGGTAATAGCGCTTGCTAACGTCTAGCGGAGTCCGTGGGCTCAGAATACGGTTCTGTACTATTTCCTCGACATCGACCCAGTAGGCATCGCCATAGGCGAATTCGACGGCCTTGCGGATAGAGGCTGGATCATCCCAGTCGATATCCGGTGGCGCCTGCCGGCAGTCATAAAGGATACGGCCTTTGCCTTTCAGCCGGCCTTCCTCCTGCGCCACCCAGGCGTCGAATGTAGTCTCCGCAACGGATTCCTTACCGGGCTCCCACGCATTCGAGGTCTCGATAATCCGGCTGCCCGACTTGCCGACGTTCCGGTCCATTACCTCCGCGAGGTCTACACCGCCATTCGTCGGGTAAAAGCTCTCCGTCTGGTCCAGAATGGCGAATGTGGTGAGCGCGCCTTCCTCTGTCGTTGGGCTCGCGGTAATTACCATTAGCTGCCCGCCGCCAGGCACATGGAAAATAGTCTTTCCGGCCTCAACGTCGTAATCTTTGAGAATCCTCGAGTTTTTGGGCAGGAGCGCACGGACCATTCGCATCGTATTGATATTCGCCTGGTCGTGCGAGGTCGCGCCGATCTGTACCAGTGGCATCGAAACGCGACGGCCGATACACCCACCGGGCGCGTCCTCGTCAAAGCGCTCAAGGCGAACCGGCGCGAGTAGCTCGATCATAGACAGCACAGCCGCGAATGGTGATTTGCCATATCCCTTAGCGAACCGGCGCACGCCGTGATAGTAAACCCAGCGGCCTTCCGGCGTCAGCGCATACCACCAGAGTAGGAAGCGAACCTGCGACTCGATAAACTGCCATCGCTGGCCGGCGTTCGGGCCGTCCGGCTGCCGTAGGTATTTGGTCGCCCAGTGAATACCCTCCCAGCCGAGAGTAATGTCAGGAATGCCTTCAGGAATAGTGACGAGCCTATCCCTGGGAGCGGTTAGCATTCCCTGTACCATCGGCTACTCTATCGGCGGGAATGGGGCGACGAATTTCGCAGCAGAGCTGCCCGGACGGTTTGCCGGCACGAATGTAATCCCGTGTAGCCACAAGTACTGGATACTGCGTCCGTCCGGGAAGTCGCCCGGCTGCGACCATAGCGTGATCTGTGGGCCATTAACCAGAACATGGGCCGTCATGCGAGCCGACCCGATCGACATAACGACCTCGACTGGAACCGCGAACATCGCCGCATCGCAGTCAAATCCTGCCGGAAGATATCCGATACTGCTTGAAGTCGGCGGCAAATTCCCGGAGTAAGATATACAGCCGGTAAGCGTGCACCAGCCGTGGTGGTAGTACATTCGAGGCGTATTGCCTGGAATCATCGCATCAGTCCAGCCGAGGCCGAGGGATACCGGCATGCCGATCGGCGGAGTATCGACATCAGTCTCACCGCGCGGCCCCTGCGGCCCTTCCTGGCCTTCCGAGCCCTGCGGCCCCGGCTCGCCCTGTACGCCTGGTGGGCCCTGGATTCCCGGATCTCCCTGCGGCCCTGTAAGCCCAGGAACGCCTCGTGGGCCTTCTGGGCCTTCCGGGCCAGTCTCGCCCTGCGCTCCGGTAGCTCCGTCTGGTCCTGGTGGCCCCTGTGGGCCCTGCGGCCCCAGTATAGAGCCGATATCGACCCAGCCAGCTGGAGCTGTCAGCTGCGACACATAACCATAGAGGTCTCCATCGTTCGGATGATCCTCTTGATGGAACAGGAGCGCATCACCGATCCGGCACTGGTACTCCGGCGTACCCGGCCGGTCCCAGTCGGCGGGTATGAGTCCGGTCGGCGGTAGCTCGCCCGGTACGCGAGACGTGCCGAACTGCCCCACGATGATCGCGGCTGCGCCATCCTGCCCCGGTGGGCCCTGTACTCCGGTCTGCCCGGTGATGCCCTGGACGCCTTGCGGCCCGGCCGGTCCCATATCGCCACGGGCACCCTGCCCGCCAGGAATCCCCTGTAGTCCTTGCGGCCCCTGGAAGCCCATCTCACCACGAGCACCCTGCGGCCCCGGAGATCCCTGCGAACCCTGTGGGCCTGGCGGGCCAGACGGCCCGGTAGGTCCGGGAGGTGCCTGTAGCACGCCAGGATTGATCCACGGACCTCCTGGGCCGGTGTCCGCGACAAACGTCCAGAGGGAGCCGGTCGGCTCATGGATCACTGACCAGCCGATCTGAATTTGCGTGTCTCTCGCCGGATTGCCTAGCGAGTCCCAGTCAGCCGGTATTACGCCGTCTGCTGGTAGCTCGCCCGGCTCGCGGTTACGGAACGAGCCGACGATCAGCGTTGCCTGGCCGCCTGGACCTGGCGGACCTTCTGGGCCCTGTGCACCTGGCGGCCCGGATGGTCCCTGTGGACCTGGCATCCCGGCCTCGACATCGACCGCAGCCGGAGCCGCGACGGTAACGTCAATCTCAGTCATCTCGCGTCACATCCGGCTCTATAGTGACTGGTCCTCTGGTGAGCGTAGTTACCCGGCCGTCACTCCACGTCGCCCGGATATCATAACGTCCGGTCGGGACGTCTCTTGATACTGACGGGCTCATATGCGCCACGACGATATTCGGCAGGGTAACTTCGCAGGGAATGGTAATAGCTTCGCGATGTCCCGGAGTCCGGCGAGCCTGCATCTTGATATCAGAAACGCCGTCCAGGTCGAATGGAATTGTCTTGTCGCTATCGCTCCAGAACCGGAAGCGCCATGAACGGCTATCCCCACGGTAGGCGGCTAGCGGGTGTTCCTCCGGAAGATCAGCCATCTCGCACAACACCAAGCCTTCCCTGCCATTCGATAACGGTACTGTCTGCTGCTTCCTCGTCGGCGTCCGTCACGTCATCGTCGGCTAGCTCGATACGCGAGCGCTTCCGGTCTACCACAGTCACGCCCAGCCGCTCCGAGAGCCGGACGAACGAGCCGAGCACCGAAGCATTATGCGTCCGCAGGAAGATGTCATATGCCTGCGCAGCCGCGACGGCCGTGGCCCAGTCGCTCGCCTCATAGAAGTCGGCCTGCCCGGAAAGCCGGAGAGCCCGGAACCACGACTGGACGGATGGATCCCAGTTTGGTGACGGCTCCGGGATGGGGATGCCCTTCCGCCTCGCACGGCCCTGCGATACGGCGATGTAGCGCGGGTCATCGACCGCGCTAGTCGCACCCCCACCCCGCTGCCCCGGCTGTTTCCTCGCGACCATAAGTCACCGCTGCCGGGCTTGATAGGAGTCCCGTCCTCATTCATGACGCCGGAGCCCCAGCACTTGGTACAGACATGGTTGTCGACGCGGCCGGAGCCGTCGCACTTGTCGCATGCCTTCTCACCGTCGCCCGGCTCGCGGTGCTTCTGGATCCTGGGCGTGGGCGACGGGACGGCTGGCGGGCTCACCGTACCGGCCCTGTTGTGCCTATGGGCAGCGTCCACAGGAAGAGGCCGACCGCGAGCGCGGCAAGCCCGGCAGGCTCAAACCATACCGGGAGGCCGGACGCGGCTCCGGCGAGCTTGAGCGCAGCGAGGAAGAAAAACACGGCAGCTACTGCGAACAGCAGCCATGACAGGCGACTGGGAATCATCGGACCTCCCGGAGCGTTATACTTGTCGACAATCGC